CACATAGGAATAGTTCATGAAGCGAGGTTTATGTGCTAAGTTCTCCGCAATAAGAAAGATACATTTGCCTATGTATTCAGGCAGACGAGGTTTCTCTTTGCCTTCCTTGGCAGCAATCTTGCATCGTTCTTTATAGTCCACGATCTCCGCTAGGAATCGCTCATTATCTACATAGTGGTTTTTCTTCTTAGCCATTGCTGTCTCCGTGGAACGGACAAGTTCCTCGTTCCCTGTTTCTTTTTCTCAACTGTAACACTTTTCTCCATCCATAGAAAGATGGTGTATTAGAGTGTAGAGTAATCTTTTTAAACTCTTGTTCCGTGACAATATGATTGACCACTCTTAGCTTTTCATCACCCAACGGAATGATCTGAACCAGTGGATTACCTACGGGTATGGTAAAAGTTCCATCTCTAGCAGGAAACATAATGTTCACGTTAATCTGTGATACTATATCAAAGTTTATGACTCCTGGCAAGACTTTTATTTCAAGTTTATCCAACGACCATTCCGTGCCAAGCCATAGAAACTTAGCACCCGTCTTCTCTCTAATAGCCCATGGACTGGACAGTTTGATATGATGATGATTAGGAAAACTATCGCCTATCTGGCGTCTAGGATGTTCAACAGGAGCATGACCAGTTGTGTACCAATAGTTATAAGAGCCGTTCTCCATATGAAAGCTGATATCACACCAGTTCTCTAGGATCACGCCTCTCTTATACAGTTCAATGATAGCGTAACAATCTCGGGCTGTTACATCTTGAATTAGATGGAATGGATTTTCAGGTGAGTGTTCAAATCTGGCTTCATAAGGCTTTAGATTTCTCCACCATTCGGGTATAGCTTTGCCTGCTTTAACGATAGGTGTTGTGAGATACACCGTATTATCAGTCGTAAAGCAATCTAAGACTATCTCTGGCGTTCGGTGAAAAAAGCTAAACATAATATAAAAACCTTCATTTTAGGGGTTGACAAGGTTTTTTAGTCCAGGTATAATCTGCTTTGCAGTAACACCAATACTGGAACCTTAAATCAAAATGCAGTTGTCGAGCGAAGCGAGACAGTTGCGAAGCAACTACTTAACTGGAACATCGAATCCAGGTTCAGTTAACATCACCAGTTTATCAATCTGCTTTTTAAGCACAGGTCCGCGGTCAGGCCATTTGATAATGGGCTGATCGGCATTCTTAGATAAGTTCTGTAGTAGCGGCATATATATTCTTCTAATCGCCTGTAATCTTTCCTTAAGATCGGCTACTTCGTCTGTGATAGGCGCTAGATTAGGTTCTTCCTCGAAAGTGAAACCGAAGTCATCTGCTCCTTCAAATTCCATATATTTGTTTTTATCCGCCATCAGTGAAATACCTTCTTTTCGAAAGAATACAAATCTTCATCATATTCCATTTCAGCAGCTTCTTTGATCTTATCCATTCTACTCTTTTCAGGTTCAGTGGATTCAGGTTTGACCATTGAGTCTACACTATCCCAATAGTATATATTCATCTTCTCGGTGACATCTGCAATAAGCATGACATCCTCAGCATGAATGACGAACTCTTGTTGGTCACATATCCTTGGGAATACCCATGGCATGAATGCTACTGAAAGATAGCCAACAGACTCCGAAGGCATATAAACAACTTTAAGAGGGTTGAAAACAGTATAAAGAATACCATTCTCATCCTCCATCTCTACAATCTCCGTCACAATATCATCACCATTCTGTAGTCTGACAAACTTAGCTAATGGTCGATCACTATTGGTCATGTCTAATCCTTCATTTTCACTTTGTAGATTTTGAACTCAAACTTTTCTTCACTGTAGATTTTGATTCGTTCAAAGAAGTGTTTAAGAGTAAAGTTTTCTTTGGACTTCCAGCTAAAGTCGTCGGCAATGTCATATAGGGTGGCGGATTTCTTTGTTGCACTAACCCTAAGACCTCGACCGACTGATTGTAGGTTACGAATCTTGGACTTGGAAGGAGATGCAAATATGACGTTATCCAAGGCCACGATGTTAGTGCCAGTGCTAAGAACACCAACGGACCCAACAATAATGGCAGATTGCTCGCTTTCAACGATCTTACGAATTGCTTCCCTATCTTCAACATCTGTTCCTCCGTGTATAAAGAAGACCTTTCGTCCTTCTTTAGCTTTCTTTTGTAGCATCTCATATAAGACTTTACCATGCTTATCAACATAGTTGAACATTAGCAAAGTATTGCCTTCTAATGACAATGCTAGGTTGCAAATAAACTTGTTTCTTTCCTTGTTAGATACAATATAGTCAATCTCCGATTTGTAATCAGCAGATTTCATATACTGACATTCTTCCTCACTATACTTCAATAGCAAACATTTGATCTTTAGCTTGGCTAGCTGGTTCTTCTCCATTAGTTCTGCGGAAGTAGTTGCTTTATACAACTGCCCGAATAGACCAATCAACTGCCATTCATGTGCCTTAGAACCAGATAGTGTTCCTGTAACACCAATTCTATATTGAGCCTTGGTACACTTACCTACAATTTCAGTTAATGACTTAGCTTGTGCCTGATGGACTTCGTCACATATAACATAGTCAAACTGTTCAAAGTATTCCTTAGGCAATCTTTGTAGTGACTGCCACGTGGATATGATGATAGGCTTATCTGATACCTTATCACGACCTGAATAAACACGATGACAGTATTTCTCCATCTTCTTACCATTCTTTAATGAATAGTCCTCGAAGTCTGAATACAACTGTTCTACAAGGGCCGACCTAGGAACGATGATAAGACCTCTCTTCCCTTTGGTAAGCAAGCGCATAGACACCATGTAAAGAAGCAAAGACTTGCCTGAACCAGTAGGAGACAACACAATACGACGCTTAGAACGTATTGCGTGAACGAGAGAGTTGACCTGATAATCTCTAGGCATATGCTTGGGATTGAGTTTTTCAATAAATTCATTTGCTTCCTCTACAGAAAACGATGTATCATAATCTTCGTCGGCATATTCATAAGTATAGCCACGCTTAGTAGCCCACTCCATTACTTGAGGAGCAAGACCACGATAGATTTGTCTTGATAGTGGATTGAATAGTCTTAGATAGCCGTCCCATAGCTTTTGCTTATACGATGGAACAAACTGAAATCCAGGTGGACGAAAGGAGAAGGCGTCTCTTAGTTCCCATGCTACACTTTCATCACATTGAACTTTTATGTAGGACTCATTCGCATTAGTAATTACAAGATGCATTATCTTCCTGATGTTAATTGCTGGTACTTGACAAAGTTACCGAGATCCCATGTTCTGTTATGGAGAGACTTTAGAACATTCTCACAGTAGAACACGATCTCCTCATGCGCCACTCTTTTGAGTAACATCTTATTTAGTTCGGTGTCTGTATCAAGTTTTCTAGCAATCTCTGGATTAGATAGTCTGGTCTGCCATTGTTCCCAGCCATGTGTCTCCAGTTCATCCTGTGTAAGTCTACCATGATAGTAGTCCTCACGAAGGCCTTTCATATTCTTGTAATCGATTTCCATCTTGCGGAGAAGATGCCTGTGAAAAGACATGACATTAAGATACTTGCCATGAAGATGGGAAATCTTTAACAGTTCCTTTTCCATACTGGTGGCGTCAATAACTTTATCTTGCGACCACTCTTTCATAAGATCATCAATGTTTACAGGCGTTTTCATTTATATCTCCATAATGAACTAACATCATACTATAAATTTAAGGAAAAGTCAAATTCTTTCCACTTCAAAGATATCGTATCGGAAAGTGATATCACAGGTAGGAATGTTATCTGCATCCGTCTTGGTATCAAAGTTGATTCCACCAAGAGAGACTGGATGACAGTTATGGAACTTGAAACGAATGTTAGGATTGTTAGCGTTGGTATTGACAGTTAGGAAGCCGTCAAAGTAAAGAGGAGTCTTATCGTTCAACCCTTTTCTTAGATACTCATTGGAATCAGATGGACGTGTAAGACCCTTCATCCAGTTATAAGTCTCTTCCCATATACGCATGTCTTCATCCACAATAGCT